TTATCGGTCTACTTCCCCTTTACCTGATCACCGTGGGCGGTTCCGACTATAAAAAACTGGTGAATCTGGGTGGTACGGCTTCCGGATGGGTCGGCGAAACTGACACGCGTTCCCAGACCGCTACTTCCAAGCTGGGACTGATTGAGCCTTTCATGGGGGAAATCTACGGCAACCCGCAGGCCACCCAGAAAATGCTGGATGATGCCTTCTTCAACGTGGAAGTCTGGATCAACAGTGAACTGGCGACCGAATTTGCCGAACAGGAGGAAATTGCCTTTACCACTGGTGACGGCACCAAGAAGCCGAAAGGGTTCCTGGCCTATGAATCCACCGAAGAGTCCGATAAGGCTCGTGCGTTCGGTAAACTTCAGCACATCGTATCCGGTGAAGCGACCGCGGTGACCGCTGATGCCATCATTAAGCTGATTTACACGCTGCGTAAGGCGCATCGTACCGGCGCGAAGTTCATGATGAACAACAACAGCCTGTTTGCCATCCGTCTGCTGAAAGATACCGAGGGTAACTATCTGTGGCGTCCGGGGCTGGAACTGGGACAGCCATCCTCACTGGCGGGTTACGGTATCGCTGAAAACGAACAGATGCCGGATATCGCCGCCGATGCGAAAGCCATTGCGTTTGGTAACTTCAAACGGGGTTACACCATCGTTGACCGTATCGGCACCCGCATCCTGCGCGACCCGTACACCAACAAACCGTTTGTCGGTTTTTATACCACCAAGCGCACCGGGGGTATGCTGGTCGATTCACAGGCTATCAAGCTGCTGAAAGTCGCTGCGGCGTAATCACTGGTGGGGCGCTGAACGGCGCCCCTGTTCTGACAGGTGAGGGAATCATGATCCTGAAACAAGATCTCAAATGGTCGCCAGACGGTCTGCGTGTTGAAATCATTCGTGCCGGTGAACACGACGACAGGATACTCCCGGCCCGGGTGCAGGAGATTGCGCTTCAGACCGGGTTAGCAGAGTGCGAAACCAGTGCAAAAAGCAATAAAGCGGTGAAAGAGAAAAAATCCACGACCAGTCAAGAGGGCTGAGTATGCTTCTGAGCGTGGAAGAAATTAAAGCTCAACTCCGGCTGGATGAGGATTTTGAAGCCGATGAGCGCTACCTGCAACTGCTGGCCAGAGCGGTACAAAAGCGGACGGAGACGTATCTGAACCGGAAGCTCTATGCGCCGGATGAAACCATTCCGGACAGCGATCCTGACGGACTGCTCCTGCAGGATGATATCCGTCTGGGGATGTTGATGCTTATCAGTCATTTCTACGAAAACCGATCTTCCGTCACGGAAGTGGAAAAACTCGACATGCCACAGAGCTTTGGCTGGCTTGTCGGTCCATACAGGTACTTTCCACAATGAAAATTCGTCAGGCGCAGACCAGCGCCACATACCTTTTGCCCGACCCAGGCGAACTTGACCAGCGCATTGTTATCCGGCGGCGTGTCGATGTTCCGGCTGATGACTTTGGCGTAACGCCGACGTACCCGGAGCAGATCCGGACGTGGGCCAAAAAAGCGCAACCCGGCGCGGCAGCTTATCAGGGGTCTGTGCAGATAGAAAACAGGGTGACGCACTATTTCACCATCCGTTTTCGCCGCGGTATCACCGCCGATCATGAAGTGCTCCACGACGATATTTCTTATCGGGTTAAACGGGTCCGTGATCTGAACAGTAAACGCCGCTTTCTGTTGCTCGAGTGCGAAGCGCTGGGTACCGATAACGGGAGTGACTATGCCGCAGAAAGCATATTTACACGTTGATTTCGTACAGCCGGAAGAACTGGTGTTTAACCGGGCGAGAATGCGACGGGCGTTCGTCAAAATTGGTCAGGTGCACATGCGTGATGCGCGGCGACTGGTCATGAAACATGGCCGCTCGAAGCCAGGCGAAAACCCCTCGTACCGCACCGGCCAGCTGGCGCGTTCTATCGGCTACTACGTACCCCGTGCGTCAAAAAAACGTCCGGGGCTCATGGTGAAGATCGCGCCTAACCAGAAAAACGGCGAGGGCAACCGGCATATCAACGGTGCCTTTTACCCCGCCTTTCTGTTCTACGGTGTTCGCCGTGGGGCGAAACGTAAGAAAGGCCATCATCGCGGCGCATCAGGCGGCAGCGGCTGGCGTGTGGAACCACGTAACAACTACATGACTGAGGTTCTGGATAAACGCCGCAGCTGGACACGTTATGTGCTCTCCCGCGAATTGCGAAAATCCCTCCGTCCTCAGCGAAGGAAGAAAAAATGAAATTAACCCCGATTATTGCGGCACTTCGCAGCCGTTGCCCTCGGTTTGAAAACCGTGTGGGTGGTGCAGCGCAGTTTAAAGCGATACCGGAGGCCGGAAAGCTCAGACTACCAGCCGCGTATGTTGTGCCAGCCGAAGACGTCACGGGTGAGCAGAAATCGCAGACCGACTACTGGCAGGATTTGACGGAGGGTTTTTCCGTCATCGTGGTACTCAGCAACGAACGGGATGAAAAAGGGCAGTGGGCTTCTTACGACGCAGTCCACGACGTCAGGCAGGAAATCTGGAAGGCGCTGCTGGGGTGGGAGCCGGATCCGCAGGCGCATGAAATTCAGTATGCGGGTGGGATGCTTCTCGATCTGAACCGCCACGAACTGTATTACCAGTTCGACTTCACGGTGAAGTATGAAATTACCGAAACAGACACCCGCCAGCAGGATGATCTGGACGGCCTGCCTGATCTTAAAACGCTCAGTATTGATGTTGATTTTATCGAACCCGGTACCGGGTGTTGATTTTATCGAACCCGGTACCGGGGGTACCGGGCCAGATGGCGACATCGAGCACCACACCGAAATTACATTTCAGGAATAAACCATGTTTGTGAAACCCGCAAAAGGGCGATCGGTTCCCGATCCGGCCCGTGGCGACCTTTTACCTGAAGGAGGTCGAAATGTTGATGAGAATAACTACTGGCTGCGCCGCGAGGCCGCTGGTGATGTCCGGCGCACGAATAAAAAGGTGAAAACAAATGGCGATTAGTTTTAATTCCATCCCGTCAGATACACGGGTTCCGCTGTTTTATGCCGAGATGGATAACTCGGCGGCAAATACCGCCCGGGACAGCGGGGCATCACTGCTGATTGGTCACGCCAGCAATGATGCGTCAATTGCCGTCAACAGTCTTGTTCTGGTGTCATCGGTTGATTATGCCCGTCAGATTTGCGGTGCCGGAAGCCAGCTGGCCCGTATGGTAGGGGCGTACCGTAAGACTGATCCATTTGGCGAACTGTATGTCATTGCCGTACCTGAATCCACAGGCGCGGCAGCAACCGTCGCTTTGACGGTAACTGGCGAAGCGACGGAAACCGGAACGGTGAATGTCTATACCGGCCGAACCCGCGTTCAGGCTCCCGTGACCAGCGGTGATGACGCTGCGGCGGTGGCTGTGAGCATTAAGGATGCGGTCAATGCAAACCCTGATCTTCCCTTTACGGCAACATCAGAAGCGGGGGTGGTGACACTGACTGCGCGCCACAAGGGGTTATATGGAAATGAAATTCCGGTCACTCTCAATTATTACGGCTTTGGCGGTGGGGAGGTGTTACCGGCGGGTGTGAATCTTACGGTTGCCAGCGGCGTGAAGGGGGCCGGTGCGCCAGCTCTTAACGACGCGGTGGCAGCGATGGGAGATGAGCCGTTCGATTATATCGGCCTTCCGTTTAACGACACGGCATCGGTGAACACGATGGCAACTGAAATGAATGATTCCGGCGGCCGCTGGAGTTATGTCCGGCAGTTGTATGGTCACGTTTATACGGCGAAGACGGGGACGCTGTCGGAGCTTGTGGCCGCGGGTGACCAGTTTAACCTGCAGCACATCACCCTGGCGGGCTATGAGAAAGACACCCAGACGCCTGCTGATGAACTGGCTGCAAGCCGTACTGCCCGTGCTGCGGTTTTCATCCGTAACGATCCGGCGCGCCCGACCCAGACCGGGGAACTGGTGGACATGCTGCCGGCACCGAAAGGCAAACGCTTCACGACGACTGAACAGCAGACGTTACTTTCCCACGGTGTGGCAACGGCGTATGTGGAAAGCGGCGTGCTGCGTATTCAGCGGGATATCACGACGTACAGGAAAAATGCGTATGGTGTGGCGGATAACAGCTACCTTGACAGCGAGACGCTGCATACCAGTGCTTATGTGTTGCGCCGTCTGAAATCTGTTATTACCAGTAAATACGGGCGCCATAAACTTGCTAATGATGGTACGCGTTTCGGGTCTGGTCAGGCCATTGTCACGCCTGCCGTTATCCGTGGTGAGCTGGGATCAACATATCGCCAGATGGAGCGGGAAGGCATCGTGGAAAACTTCGATCTGTTCCAGCAACATCTGATAGTTGAGCGTAACGCGAACAATTCGAACCGCCTGGATGTGCTGTTTCCGCCTGATTATGTCAATCAGTTACGTGTGTTTGCGGTGCTTAACCAGTTCCGTCTGCAGTACAGCGAGGAGGCTGCATAATGGGAAAAATTGCGGGAACAACGTATTTCAAAATCGACGGACAGCAACTGTCGGTAACCGGAGGGATTGAAGTCCCCATGAACACCAAAGTTCGTGACGACGTGATTGGCCTGGATGGTTCCGTTGACTACAAGGAAACCAGCCGGGCACCGTATACGAAGGTGACCGCCAAAGTGCCGAAAAACTTCCCGGTCGATAAAATTACGTCTTCTGATGTCATGACAATCACATCAGAGCTGGCAAATGGTCAGGTGTATGTTCTCTCAAACGCCTGGCTGCACGGCGAAGCCAACCATAACCCGGAAGAGGGCACCGTGGATCTTGAGTTCCACGGTGAGGAGGGATTTTACCAGTGATAAAAGAACTTGTGCTCAAAAAGCCGATTATGGCGCATAACGAAAAGCTTCATGTGCTGGAGCTGCGCGAACCGTCCTACGATGAAATCGAAGCCATTGGTTTTCCGTTCACCGTTTCCGGTGACGGTGGCGTCCGGCTGGACAGTTCGGTTGCTCTGAAATATATCCCTGTGCTGGCAGGTATTCCACGCTCCTCGGCAGCGCAACTGGCAAAACTGGATATTTTCAAAGCTTGTATGTTGATCCTCAATTTTTTTACCCGGTCGGAGACGGAGGAGGACTCAGAAAGCGGGTCTACAACACCGCATACTTCTGGCGAATAAATCCCCTGGAGCTCCGGCGGGCGGCGATATCCGATTTTCTGGAGCTGGAGTCGGAGGCTGTCCGTATCAATGAGGAAATGAAGCATGGCTGACAGTTTCCAGTTAAAGGCCATTATCACTGCCGTTGACCAGTTATCGGGTCCGCTGAAAGGGATGCAGCGGGAACTGAAGGGATTTCAGAAAGAAATGGCCGGGCTGGCGATCGGTGCTGCCGCTGCCGGGACCGCTGTTCTTGGGGCGCTGGCGCTGCCCGTGAATGCTGCGATCGGCTTTGAGTCAAAAATGGCTGACATCCGGAAGGTGGTTGACGGCCTGGATGATAAAAAAGCATTCGCGCAGATGAGTGACGATATCCTGACGCTGTCCACACAGTTACCGATGGCGGCGGAGGGAATTGCAGAGATCGTGGCGGCGGGCGGGCAGGCAGGGATTGCGCGCAGTGACCTGATGCAGTTTGCGAACGACGCAGTGAAAATGGGTGTGGCGTTTGATACCACTGCCGAAGAGTCCGGTCAGATGATGGCGCAGTGGCGGACAGCGTTCAAACTGACGCAGGAAGACGTGGTTGTCCTGGCCGATAAAATCAACTATCTGGGGAATACCGGCCCGGCAAATGCGAAGAAAATTTCTGATATCGTGACGCGGATTGGTCCGCTTGGCGGTGTTGCCGGAGTGGCATCCGGCGAAATTGCCGCGATGGGCGCCACCATTGCCGGGATGGGGGTTGAATCGGAGATAGCCTCCACCGGCATCAAAAACTTTATGTTGTCCCTTACGGCGGGCAAATCGGCAACTAAGTCTCAGAAAGAAGCCTTAAGAGCGCTGCGGATAAGCCCCACTAAATTAGCTGCTGAAATGCAAAAAGACTCTAAAACCGCGATCCTGAAAGTTTTAGATTCTCTGTCAAAAGTATCAGCAACTGACAGACCGCAAATTCTGACACAGCTTTTCGGTAAGGAGTCGATAGGGGCAATCGCCCCACTGCTGACCAACATGGATCTGCTGCGTACTAACTTTAACCGTGTAGCAGATGCCCAGGAATATGGCGGCTCGATGCAGAAGGAATACGCATCACGCGCGGCCACAACCGAAAATCAGCTGGTACTGCTGAAAAACAGCGTCAATGCGATTTCAGTGACGCTGGGTGATACTTTTCTGCCCGCCATTAACGAAGCCGCAGAAGCGGTCATGCCTTACCTGGAGCAGCTCCGGACATTCGTTCGCGCGAACCCCAGCTCCGGACATTCGTTCGTTCGCGCGAACCCTGAACTGGTTCAGTCTGCGGCGAAGTTCGGCGCGGCGCTGCTGGCTGTTGGCGTATCCATCGGCAGCCTGTCCCGGGCTGTCAAAATCCTGAACAGTGTCATTAATCTCTCTCCGGCGAAAGTCGCCATTGCGGCGCTGGTGGCCGGCGCTATGCTGATCATTGAGAACTGGGACGATGTTGCTCCGGTGATTAAGGCGGTATGGCAGGAGGTCGATAACGTTGCGCAGGAGATGGGCGGATGGGAGACGGTGATTGAAGGGGTTGGTCTGGTTATGGCTGGTTCTTTTACCGTCAGAACCATTGGTGCCCTGCAGCAGTCCGTCCTGCTGGCC